GGGATCAACTATGGGCTGTCTCACCTTCGGCTGGATGGCTGGGCTGTGCATCTTGACGGTGACATTGCACTGCCGTCGCGGACCCGCTGGCTGCTCGAATGCGCTGATCTCGACCCACGAAAGATCTATGGATGTGACCGGGTTAACGTTCCTGGCCGGGGCGCCTGGGAAGCCCATAAGCAGGCCCCGCATCCGCAATACATCCATAGCTGCCGGGTTGAACCGTCGGTGGGCGAATTCGGTTCCCGGCTCGTGCATGTCGGGCACGGTGGCTATTGCCCGATCGGTTTTTTTCAGCTCTGGAACCCCTCTGTTTCCGGAGTCACCCGCTACCCCGAGACCGCCGGAGCAGACGGGACCGCTGAACACACGGATGTCCTTCATTCGACACAGTGGCCTCGGTCCGAACGGGAGCTCCTCCCGGAGCTGATCGCCTTGCACCTGATGACAAAGACCAACACGCCCATGGGAGCCAATTGGGCGGGCCGCCGTACTCCCGAATTCACGGTCGCCGAAGGCCCGTATCACGGTCGGTCCGTTCCGGCCGCAACCGGCCGACGGCCGCCGGGTCCGAGCTGCTGAGGACAAATCTTGAGAGTCTTGGATCTGTTCAGCGGAATCGGCGGTTTCAGTCTCGGATTGGAAGCCGTCGGAATGACTACGGTGGCATTTTGCGAAACCGATGGATACGCGCGGCGTGTCCTCCATAAGCACTGGCCGGACACTTGGATCTATGACGATATCCGCAATCTTACCGCGAAGCGGCTACGGTCGGACGGGGTCGGTCCGATCGATCTCATCTGCGGCGGCTTCCCCTGCCAAGACATCAGTTGCGCCGGAAAAGGCGCGGGCATCGAAGGTAGCCGGTCCGGTCTCTGGTCGGAATATTACCGGCTCATCCGAGAAATCCGACCCAGTTGGGTCATTGCTGAGAACGTGCCTGCTCTCCGATATCGAGGCGCGGACCGGGTACTGTCCGACTTGGAAACAGCAGGCTACGCCGTCTGGCCGCTCGTGGTGGGTGCTATCCATGCCGGGGCGAACCATCGGCGGAAACGGGCCTGGATTGTGGCCTACTCCAACACGAAATTCAGGTGGTCGGACACTGACCAACGGGATGAACATCTCCCACGGCAAGGGAATGCGGTGGGGTATCCAACTAGAACAATGTGTTCGACTATATCCGACTTCGCAGGCCCAAGACTCAAAGCACGGCGCGCCGACGGCGTGGGAACGAATCCATCGAAAGCAATCGCACCTGCACAGCGTGGTCAATGGTCGGTTGAACCCGACGTGGGTCGAGTGGCTAATGGGGTTCCCTCTCGGGTGGACCGACTTGGATGCCTCGGAAACGCTGTCGTCCCGCAAGTCGTTGAAATGATCGGCCGGGCCGTTCTGGCCGCTGACAGTGCTTTCTTCCATCCGGAGACCAACCCTTGCGCCTCGCCGACCATGCCGTCCGCCTTACCGACCTCGACCAGCAGACGGCCGACGAGTACCTGTTCTACAGCACCCAGGCCAGCCAGGCCGAGAAGCACAAAGCCAATGCCAAAAAGCACCTGTTGATGCGACTGGGTGACAAGGCCATCGGCATACTGCCCGACGGGCGGTCCGTCCGGAAGATCACGCGGGAATTCGCGGCCGAGGCTGAGCCGCGGAAGGCTCATACCTCGGTCAGTCTGGCGATCGACTGATGCCGTTTCCCAACCGTCAGACCCAGTTCAAGCCCGGTAATCCCGGCGGTCCAGGCAGGCCGCGGACCCGTCCGATTACGGAGCGGCTGCGGGAAGAGCTGGAACGGGCGGATGGCAATCTACAGACAGCCGCGGACCGGGTTGTGAAGGCTCTGATCCGCGAAGCCGAGGGCGGCAACATCGCGGCCATGAAAGAGATCATCAACCGGACAGAGGGCCGTTGTCCGCACGAGATCAAGGTGGATGCCGACGTCCATCATCGGGACGCCGATCTGCCGATGATTCTAGGGGCGCTGGGGCTTGGCACCGAACATCCCGGACTCGGAATTGAAGCGGCTACTGGCTCGATCGAGCCCGGCGGGGCTGGCGGCAGTGCTGAGCCGGGGGAAGTGGAAGTTAGCCGACCATCTGAAGATCCTGAACGAGAAGCTGCTCTGGATGACGGAGGAGATCCGGGCGGCCCGGAGCCCGAGGCTGGCGGTCACGATGCCGCCCCGTCACGGAAAAAGCGAACTTGGCAGCAAGTATTTTCCGGCCTGGTTTTTGGGCCGAAATCCTGACCTGCGGGTGATCCTGACCAGCTATCAGGCTCAGTTTGCATCGGAGTGGGGGGAGAAGGTCCGCGACATCCTGGAAGACGTCGGTCCGGAATATTTCGAGATGCAGGTCCGCAGTGATCACCGCGGGGCCGACGACTGGAACACGACCGACCCGTTGATCGGTGGCATGCGGACGGCCGGAGTTCAGGGAGCGGTGACTGGCAGAGGCGCGCATCTCTTCATCATTGACGACCCCGTAAAGAACGACGAGGAAGCGAACAGCCCGCGATACAGAGAGAAGACCTGGGACAATTACCGCTCGACCGCTTACACGCGGCTCGAGCCCGGCGGTGGGATCATCATCACGCAGACCCGCTGGCACGAAGACGACCTGATGGGGATGGTACTGAAACATGCCGCCGAAACCGGAGAACACTGGCAACTGTTGCACCTGCCGGCCCTGTCCTTCGGGGAAGACGTCGACGCTTTGCGGAGACCCGAGGGCGCTCCCCTCTGGCCGGCCCGGTACGATGCCGATGCCCTCGACCGAATCCGCAAAACCCTCGGCAGCTACCGATGGTCGGCTCTGTACCAGGGCCAGCCGCAACCGGCCGACGGAGGCTGTTTCAAGCGGAGCTGGTTCCGGTACTGGCGGGCGGACGGGCCGGACCTGTTCGACCTCGGCGGACGGCACGTCGGGCGGAAACACTGCCGGGTTTTTCTGACGGTCGATCTGGCCTTCAGCCTGAAAAAAGAGGCCGATTACACCGTGGTCGCTGCCTGGGCCGTGACCCAGAAACAAGAGCTGATCCTGCTGGACCTGCACCGGGAGCGGCTCGAAGGCCCGGAGATCATCCGCTCGATCCGGCGGATGTATCACAAGCATCAGGCCCAGTATGCCGGTATCGAGGAAGTGGCCGCCCAGGCTCTGGTCATCCAGGCCGCCCGCAAGGAAGGGCTGACGGTCAGGGCCCTTCGGGCGGACAAAGACAAGCTCAGTCGGGCGATTCCGGCGACGGTGCGGATGGAAGCGGGGCAGATCTACCTGCCCGAAGGGGCGCCCTGGCTGGGCGAGCTCGAGCACGAATTGCTCAGCTTCCCGAAGGGATCGCACGATGATCAAGTTGACGTGCTCGCCTATGCGGCGGTAGAAGTCCAGCGGTTCGGATCGGCCGCCGAGCCCGACAGTTACGCTGAGGCCCGGCAGTACGCGGAGACCGAGCTGGCCGCGGAGTTTTTCAACCGGGCCGAAAACCCGTTGTTTTGGGTGGGGGATGAGACGGATGAATGAGGATCTGAAAGCCGTGTCAGGGCTGACACTTCGACAGGTGATTAAGCTTCAGAATGCCGCAATCCGGCACCAGCAGGAACTGAACCGGATGCAGTCGCTGGTGGACAATGCCGAACTGAATTTGACTACCGAGAAGGTGAGGACGGCAAAGCAACTCGAGCAGGCGAGATGCCAGATCGAAAACATTGGCCAGCAGAGTCGGAAGCTTCAGGACGAGCGGGACCGGATCACCGCCGCGGCGGTGAAACAGGGAGTCGAACTGGCAACCGCCAGGCAGGAACGAGACGAGGCACGCAAGAATGCCCAGACGTACCGTTCGCAACTCGTCACGATGTCGGACTTGAAGAAACAGTCGGACGCCGAACGGGATAGCCTGAGACAGCAGCTCGCGGCCCTGACCGCCCCGCCGCCGGCCGCAGATGAACGGGCCGGGCTGATTGCGGCGTTTCAACGACATGCATTCTCGGCCGCCAACGCGGTACTCGCGCAAAACCCTGACCGGAACCCGCTATCGGCGTTGATGATCCGGGTCGCGGAACTGCTGCCCAAACTGAAGGCGGATCTGGACGACCGGAATCAGAAAATTCTCGGTCTGACCCGCCGCCTCGCCGAACGGGACCGTCAGATTGCGGAGGCGGGCGGACAGCATATTCGGGACCTGGAGACGATCAAGGCACTGTCGGACAACTTGCACCGTAAGACCAAGGAAGCCGAGCAACTGGACCTACAGCTTCATTCCCACTTGAAAGCTGCGAAAGAAGAAGCGGAACGCAGGCCGCTCCAAGCAGTGGCTTGGTTTGGTGGCCGGACGGTGTATCAAGTTCGCATGCCCGAAGCATTGATCGAATTTTGGGTTCTGCCCAACTCCGATGCTGAGCACGAATAACATGTCAGTGATTGTCCGAATACTGGTCGGCGCGCTGGTCTTTCTGTCGGTTCCTTTCTGGTTTCCGATTTTGGCGTTTGGAAGCATGCTGTACGACGTCGGCCGCGCCATCCTGGACGATCCCGACAGCCTTTGAATCCGCACCTCTCGAGCCATCTCCGATGGGTTTATACAACCGAGCCCGCGCGGCCTGGTCCGCGTTTCGGTCCGGTCCGGCCGGGTACGGCGCGGGCGTGGCCTGGTCGGGCGGTCCGCTGTACGCGGATGCGTTTGGGGCGAAGCGCGGGCCGTCGCCGTGGCAGCTCGTCGAAGCCTTCAAACAGATCAATTTCGCATGCACAGAGTTTAATGCGTTGGGGCTGGCTGCTCTGCCGTTGCGGCTGTATTCGGTGTCCGGGCCGGGGCGGGAGAAGCCACGGAGCTGGTCGGAACCGCGGAAGGTCAGGCGGTCCGAAATTCACCGTCTGGCGGACCTGCCGTATGTTCGGCGGGGGTTTGCTTCGAAGGATGTTGAAGACGTCCACGAGATCACCCATCACCAGGCCCTGGACTCGATCGACAACCCGGCTGAAGACCCGAAGACCGGGCTGCAATACTTCGACCGGGCCAGCTTCATTGCGACTCTCAGCCGCTATCAGGATGTGGTTGGGATCGGTTATATCAAGCCGGAGGACGAGTCCGGCAACCCGTTCAGTGCCCTGCACGGCGGCCCGGACAAGGTCTTTCCGACGCACCTCTGGCCGATGCAGTCTCAGTATGTTTACCCGGTCCGGGCCACGAACAGCGCTCTCATTCAGAAATTCAAATACTTCCTCGAGGAATACGATCCGGGCGAGATGATCTACATTCGCTTGCGGCCCAGTCTCCGGGACCCGTACGGGGCCGGTTACGCGGCGGCTCAGGCGGCTTGGCAGTACACGGGGCTGGAAGATAAAGGGATCTCGATGTGGGACCAGCTCCTCGGCACGGGAGCCCGGCCGAACCTGATCGCCAGTCCGATGGACCCCAATGCCAGCTTCGGCGACGACGAACGGCGGCGGTTCGAAGCGGAGATGAACACCTTTCACGCTCGGGGCCGGGCTGGTCGGTTTCTGGCAACGTCGGCACCGTTGAAGTTCACGCCGATTCAATACCCTGGGTTCGACCAGGGCGAGATGCACGTCAATGTTTACAATATGGAACGCATGTGCAATTGCTGGGGCGTTCCGGTCTCGTTCATGTCCTCCGAAACCAACCTCGCGAACTTCCAGGCCGGGCTGGCGTTTCATGCCAAATTCGGGATTCAGCCCCGAGCCGAGTGCCTGGCGAACGCCCTGACCCGACTGGTCCGACGGTTCGACGAACGCCTGTTTTTTGCCTTCGACGGCGCGATTTCCGAAGACAAAGAACAGAAGATGCGGATCATCATCGAGCGCGTCAAGGCCGGTCTGATCACGGGAAACGAAGCGAACGAGGACTACCCTGAGACGCCGAAACCGTGGCTCGATGAGCCCTGGATTCCGGGCACGCTGGTGCAACCGTCGATGGCCGCGGAACGGCACGAATCGAACCTGTCGGCAGTCGAGGCCGGCAACGCGGCGAAGGCCGCGGGGGACATCCCAGCCGACGGCAAGAAAAAGCCGAAGCCGAAGTCGGCGGACCGGGCATTGCACCGGGAGATCCGGCGGACGCTGGCTCTGGTCAGACGGGAGCTGGTCTCTTGAGGCTGTTACCGAGGTTTATGCAGCGGTGGTTTCGACGGAGACCGGAGCCGGCTGTTTATGTCGATCCGGGGCCGAAGGAATGGGTCTATCTGCACCGCGGTCCGGGTGACGGGCAGATGGTTCAGGTCCATAAGAGCAGCCAGGGGATCGTTGTCCCGCGCTATGACTCGAGCGGATTCATCAGTGTTCGTTACGAGCGAACTGACCGGACGAATCCGGTCGGTCATACGGTTTTTGTGTATCAAGGGTAATCACCAGTGACGATCCGACCATTGAGAGACCGAATCCTGGTCAAGCGCGAAGACGCCGAGTCCGTGACCAAAGGCGGGATCATCCTGCCCGATGGCAGCAAGACCGAGAGACCGCAGAAGGGCACCGTCCTGGCCGTCGGGCCGGGCAAGCTGCTGATCAGTCCGATGGGCCAGCCGCTGCGGGAGCCGATGAGCTGCGAGGTTGGGGATGTGGTGATCTTTACCAAGTACAGCGGCGATGGGTACAAGTTCGGCGGGGAAGAGCTGTTTCTGATCCAAGAGCAGGACCTGGTGGCGGTCTGCGAGCCGGACGAGCCCGAAGACCCGTACACGGCAGATGAGCTGATCGAGGAGTTTGAGGGTGACAACGAAGGTGGCCTGTTCGTGTCGGCCGAAAACTTCGATCTGGTGCGGGGAGCTGTCCGCAATTACCCAGCGACCGAAGCCGAACGGATCGACGGCGCGCACGCCGCGACGGCCTGTTTCATGGCTGAACCGGAGCCCCGGCCAAACAGTTTCTCGCGAGACCAACTTGTTGATCAGTTGACTGTTTTTCGGCCCGACACCACACCAGAACACCTGTCGGCGGGACTCTGATTGCGAAATATCGCATTAGTGTAATTTTCGACGAACCATTCCGTATCGTACCGGACCCCGGCACTGGCGACCGGGCAACCAGAAACTTGACGGGGATTGCAATCGGCTCTGGCTACGCGCTCCGCGTTTACGGGTTCGAGTCCCGTCGGTCTGGTACGGAATAATTTCTGGAATAATTTGCACACGTTTTGACTGGTTCGATTCCGAACTCGAATATTCCGGCCGGTTTACGTGATAAATCCCACCTACCTTCAGGGCCTGGAAGTCCTCCTGGCCGCTCTTTCTGTTCTCCGAGCCCGGACCCCGGGCACGCCGGCCGGGGACGCCGACGATCCGGACGAGGACAACACGTTCGACCTGCCCAATGGCAACCCGCTCCGCCGGAAGCTGAAACAGTTCGCCCACCGGCAGTTGAAGAAAATGCTCGGCACCATTCCGACGATCGGAGCCCCGCTGCCCGACAGTTTCCCACCGCTGACGGACTGGACGGACCCGATGGCCTCGGCCATGACGCCGATGATCGGCGCGTACTGGGATGAGGCGGGGAAGACGACCAGGGCGAAGCTGGGGCTCGATCCGGAGCGATGGGAAGTTGCTGATCCTCACCTGCATGAGATGATCAGCAAACAGACATTTGATTTTTGCGCGGCCACGAACGCGACCACGGATAAGGAGCTGGGCGAAGCGCTGGAGGATTTGCGTGCTGAATTTATCGCGGGCCTGGTGGACCGGGGCGACACGATCCCCGAGCTGACGGCGCGGGTCAAAAAGGTCTTCGGCCGGATGGCCACCTGGCGGGCCGAGATGATCGCCCGGACCGAAGCCAGTCGGGCGGTGCATTCGGCCAGTTTGCAGTCGGCCAAAGAAAGCGGAGTGGTTGCGGGGAAGAAGTGGCTCGTCTCGGCGAACAGTTGCGACCGATGCCAGGCCCTGGCGGCCCAGTTCAACGCGGAATCGCTGGCTCTGGATGCGTCGTTCACCGTCGCGGGATCGAACACGACTTATGCCATCATTCAGCATCCGCCGCTTCACCCGCACTGCCGGTGCAGCCTGACTTACCGGCTGACGGATGAATATGAGGCACTGTTAAAATTGCATCCGCCGGAATCCGGTTCGGGTTACAGTCCGGGGCCTCTGGGACCGGATCCGGTTACCAGTCCGAAGCCCGCGAAGAAGCCACGGGTGCCGCGCCCTGCGAAGCCGAAGCCCAGGCCCGAGCCGGAACCACCGGTCGAAGTGAGACCGGCTGCCCCTCGGCCTCCGGATGAACCGATCCCGCCGAAACCGATCCCGCCGGGACCGGCGGGAACGCCAGTGGGGAAGGCCCTGCACAATACCACCCAAGGGCAGATCAAGAGGGAAGTCCAAGGGGCTATCGACGCGATTGACAAGGTTCACGGTGACGGTGCACTGCCGCGAATTCCCATCCAAACATTCCGAAGTGCCAGGACTAACGGTGAGTTCCGGTTCACGGCCAGCGGCCGCGCGGTGGACATTCAGGTCACGAAGACTGGCACCCATCCGATCACAACAACGCTCCACGAAATCGGCCATTTTCTGGAATTTTCCGGAATCCCGAGAGGTCCGCAGGGGACTCGCGAGTTTTCGGATCGGCCCGAATTCAAGGAATGGATGGAGTCGGTCAAGAGCTCGGAAGCGTTCCGCGGACTCAGGAAACTTGCCGCGACCAAGACGCTCCTCATCGAAAAGCCCGATGGAACAAAGCTCAATTACACGGTGGATCGCGCGTACGCAAAGTACCTCTTGCAGCCCGAAGAACTGTGGGCGCGGGCGTATGCTCAGTACATTGCAAAGAAGTCGGGTAGTCAGGTCATAATGGATCAGATCGACCTCGAGCGAAACGAGAACTCGATCTATGCGATTCGGCAGTGGTCGGACAGCGACTTCGAGCCGATCCTCAAATCGATCGACTCCATGTTCGCGGCACTGGGATGGATCAAATGATTGAAGGTAAGGATCTGGAAGAGACGATCGAACTGACCGCCGAAGCGCTCGGGATTTCCGAGCAACAGGCCGCGTTCATCATCGCGATCGAGACCGGTGAAATCACCGGTGACATGATCGAGCTCGATGAAAACGGCAACCCCGTCCCGCCCGAATCCGAACAGTCTTGAGACCCGCCCGAAATGCCCGCCCGCCGGCTCCGCAAAATCCAGATCGGTAACGAGCTACTGGAAGACTGGCTGATCCGCGGGTTCGTCGGCGCCGTGGCCGACGGCCTGCCAGCCGACACGAAGATCGTCGGCTGCTACAACGAAGACCCGCGGTTCACAACCCTGTTCCTGGAATCGGCTGAATTCGAGCCCGTCGGCCAGGCCGATCCGCTCCCGACCATTGGCGTCCAGTACCGCCAGCTCATCTCCTCGCCTGTCTGCGTCCCATCTCTCAACTGACCCGTCTCCGGGATCTCCTCCCATGCCACTGACCGCCGTTCAGCAGTTCACCGGTCCGGCCGTCCGCGCTTATGTTGCGCGGGTTGAGGATGTGATTCCGGCCAAGCGCACGCTGGTTGCAAAGATCAACACCAGTTGTATCGACCGGTACGGGACCGTGATCGAGCCGAAAGGGATCGACCGACGGAACTTCGACCGCAACCCAGTCGTCCTCTACGAGCACGGATTTGACGCCCGCCGAGGCAGCCTGCCCGTGGCGCGGAGCAAATGGACGCGGATCGGCACCGGACCCAATGGCCCCGAACTGCTCGCTCAGCCGGAGTTCTACGGGCCTGGAAACAAGGGCGACGATTTCACGGAGCTGCTCTGGGAATGCTACCGCGACGGTGATCTGCGGGCTTTTTCGGTCCGCGTGATCCCGACCGCTGATTGCGGGCCTCCGACCAAAGAAGAAATTCGCGCACGCCCCGAGCTGGTCGATTGCCAGTGGATGTACCGCAAGAGCGAACTTGCGGAATACTCCTGCGTGGCCGTGCCCGGCAATGCCGAGTGCCTCACGATGGACGAAGCCCGCTCCGTCCGGCGGCTGGTCTCCCGAGGTCTGACACTACCCGCTGACCTGGTGAGCAGGGCAGAGGCGATGGCCGAGGATGCCGACCCCGACGGCGGGTTGCTGACGAAGGAAGAGCGCGCTCGGATCAGCCACGACGCCGACCGGGGCAAATATTGCGTCCACGCGCGGGACGGCAACGTCCTGGGCGAGCACAACGACATCTCCGCGGCCCGCTATCAGCTCAAAGGCATCCTGGAGTGCGAGCGGGCCGAGGACGAAGCCGCCGGCCGGTCCGCCCCTGAACCCGAGCTGCCGCCGCTGACCGGCCGGGCCGTGCTGCCGTTGCCGCCCCTGGGCGGCAAGCCGGCGGTGGACCGCAAGGCCGAGCTCGCGGCCCAGATTCAGCGGCTGTTCGACCCCGCGAAGATTCAGGCTGAGATCGAACAGCGGGCCGAAGCGGCTCGGGCCTACCGGGCGGGGCGGGTTTAGATCGCCTGAATTTCGAGCATCGGACCAGGCTCCAGTTTGAGCGGAAATCCGATCCGGTCCTGGAGCGCGACCAGGTCTTCGATCGTCACCAGTTCGACACCAATGATTCCCTCCGGGGCGAGCATCACGACCCCGCCGGCCGCCGCCCGCATGCTGATCGGAAAGCCCAGATCTTTCAGCCGTTGGGCTGACGCCTCTCCCTCTTCACTGCCCTGAACGAACGCCAGGTTCGGACAACTCAGTCCCACTCTCATTTCCAATCCTCCCGCCTGAAGTTGAGTGATCCACGGCACCGCCGAGCGGCCCTCGAGGCCGACGGCCGGACCCACGCCCGGAGATTCACCGACCTCGATCCCATCTCACCTATCGAGGTTTCCTACCATGAAAATCAAGTTTCTGAAAGATTGCACGGCAGCCGGCCGGAAGCTGGGCGACCTCTGGGAAATCCAGGATCTCGCCATTGCACGCGCTTATATCCAGGCTGGTTATTGCGAGGAAGTTGCCGAGTCTCCCACGGCCGATGCCGAGCTGATGGCCTTTTGCTCGGCCGAAATCCAGCGCGGGCTGGCGGCCGTCACGACCGGGCTCGATGCCAAGTTCAAAGAGCTGGCACGGACCTTCAGCACGGGCCTGGCCGACGTCGGACGGGCCGCCGGCAGCCGGTTCAATCCCGGTTACGGGGACGACCTGCAGAACGGCGAGTCGGCTGACGAAAAGCTGATCCGCCGGGGCGGGTTCAAGAATCTCGCGCACTTCGCCTACACAATCAACCGGGCGGGTTCACCGGCCCCGGGCAACGTCGCCGACGACTCCCTCCTGGGTAAGTACAACACCACTCTCGCGAAGGTCAACATCGCCCGTGCCGTGTCCAGTCCGGACGGCATGTACGAGACCAGCGAGCCCGACGGCGGCGCGCTCGTTCCGCCTGATTTCACGACCCAGATCTGGGAGCGCATCTACTCGCAAGAGAAGATCCTGCCCCGCACCCAGGGGTATACGGTCTCCGGCAACACCATGAAAATCCCGGCCAACACGGAAACCAGCCGTGTTGACGGAAGCCGGTGGGGTGGTGTGCTCGGGTACTGGGAGGGTGAGGCCCAGCAGCTCACCGGAAGCCGGCCCAAGTTCCGCTCGATCGACATGCGACTGAAGAAGCTGACCGTGTTCACGTTCGTCACGAACGAGTTGCTGACGGACAGCGCCACGGCCCTCGAACAGTACCTCGGACGAGTGGCTCCGGATGAAATCGACTTCAAAATCCTAGACGCCCTGATCAACGGGACCGGGGCAGGTATCCCGCTGGGAATCTTGAACGACCCGGCCTTTATCACGGTCGCGAAGGACACGGGCCAGGCCGCAAAGACGATCAGCTACACCAATGTGATGAACATGTACAACCGGATGTGGGCACCGTCCCGCGCCCGGTCGATCTGGGTGTACAACCAGGAAGTTGAGCCGCAGCTCTGGCAGATGGCGTTGCCCGTCGGGACCGGCGGTGTGCCGGTTTACCTGCCGCCCGGAATGGGCGGGGGAGTGGTCACCGGCGGCGGGTCGTCCCGTCCGTACGGAGCGGCTGGGACCAACACGTCGGAGGGCTCACCGTTCGCATGGCTGTACGGCCGGCCCGCGATCGCTCTCGAGCAGTGCCCCGGCCTGGGAAGCCCCGGCGACATCATGCTGATCGACTGGAGTCAGTATCTCTCGATCTCCAAGGGTACGGTCCAGACGGCCATGAGCATGCACCTCAAGTTCGACTATGACGAGTCGGTCTTCCGGTGGATTTTCCGCATGGACGGCCAGGGTGCCTGGTCGGCCCCGCTGACTCCGTTCAAGACCAACACCTCGGCCACCTACAGCTTCGCCGTCGGTCTGGCCCAGCGCTAAACCGCCGGTCCGCCCCGTCATTCCTCCGCTCGGCCGGATCGGCCGGCCGGGCGGTCATCTCACCATACACC